TTTGCAGTGATGGCACAACAGGCAGAGCCATAGCTATCACTAAAGCATGCTGTGAAAACATAACCACATTAGAAGTAGGTAAGGACTAATGCCATTAAATCCAGAGGATGAGTATGGTTGGTAATGTGACAAATCTGCACAAGCAAGGCAAGTGTAAGTATTGTGGGATTGCATTGTACAGCTACAACAATGAAAGACGCTATGTCTGTGGTGGCTGTGAACCGAAGCACGACATGACTGGTCAGTTTGCACGGCAAATCAATGACTATGTGCCATACATACCTGAGATCAGTGATGAACGAGCTTTGATTTTATTAGAAAATCAAATCGATGATCTAAAGCGTGAAGTATTATTTTGGAAAGCCAAAGCCAATGATTGTTGAACTGGAGTGGTACGAATATAAAATGGCAGCTCAGGTCGGACTAGATCGTAAGGTGCAATCAATTTTAAATGGGCATAAGGATCGATATGGTAGCGTCTGGACACCTATTTCAGATGTTGGCTGGTCAGTGGTATCGGCAGTGGCTGAGTGTGCTGTAGCTAAAGCTCTCGGCATGTATTGGGATGGTTCAATCAACACGTTTAGTCGACCTGATCTTGGTGACTACGAGATCAAAGCACAGCTGCATCATACGATTGATCCAAACAAACATAGCAACTTCTTAGTTATCAAACCTAACAGTCCAGATCACTTGGTGCATATATTGGTCCTGGTACATTCTAACACGAAGTATGAGGTTGTTGGGTTTCGTAGGGCTAGTGATGCTAAAATGGAACGCTATGCAGCTCAGGTAGGTAATCGACCAATGTTTTATCGAGTGCCAGCTGATGAACTCGACAGCATAGGATTGCTCGATGGCTGATCTAAGAATACTAAGTTTAGGTGCTGGTGTGCAAAGTAGCACATTGGCTTTAATGATGGAACGTGGTGAAGTGCAAAAACCTGACGCATGTATATTTTCCGATACCATGTCAGAGCCTAAAGCCGTGATGGAGTGGTTAGAATGGTTAAAGAAACAACTATCATTTCCTATTCACATAGTCAGTAAAGGTAACTTACGACAAGACACAATAGACGCTGCTACTGGAGTTGGTAAGTACAAGTATGTGACTATACCTGTATACACAGTAAACGCTGAAACGCAAAAAAAAGGGTTGTTGCGTAGGCAATGTACGTTTGACTACAAAATAGCTGTAGTTAATAAAAAGGTTAGAGATCTGCTTGGTTTAAAAAGGTATCAGCATGTCAAAAAAGGCACTGAAGTTGAGATGTACATGGGTATTTCTTATGATGAAGTGACTAGGATGCGTACCAATCAAGTTAAATATATCAAAAATGTTTATCCATTAGTTGATCTTAAAATGCGTAGACAAGACTGCATAAACTGGATGGAGAACTATGGTTATCCAAAGCCACCACGATCTGCGTGTACTTTTTGTCCGTTTCACAGCAATGATGAATGGTTACACATAAAGCAAAACAAGGCTGAATGGGATGAAGTTGTGGCACTAGATAAAGCAATTCGACATGGCACAAAACGACCAGAGGATGAAATATTCTTACATCGTTCTTGCAAACCCATTGACGAAATAGATTTTGAAAAAAAAGATGACCAATACAATTTATTTGAAAACGACTGCCAAGGCATGTGTGGAGTATGAACAATCTCAAGCACAGCTGTATTGATGTTGGTAGTGGCTTTATCATAGCTATACTAATTCAGGTGCATATCTTTCCATGGTTTGGACTATATCCAAGCATCAGTGACACCATCGGCATATCACTAATATTTACTTGCATATCAATCATAAGATCTTGGTTGTGGAGAATGGTATTGGCTAAATGAATCCATTAGATCGGTTTATTCGTGAGGACATCACCCCCCAGGCTAAGATAGTTTATATTTATCTAGAGAGTTTGTACTATCGATACGGTAAGTGCTTGCCACGTCAAGCTACCATTGCGTCAGATTTGCACATCTCTAGGCGTACTGTGATCCGATGTATAAATGAGCTAAGGGATAAGGAATTCATTGTATCTAAACGATTAGCTTCAACGTGTCGTTACTTCCCAGTCAATGATGTGACAAAAAGTGTATATATTAATAAACAATTTATATCTAAACTAGATATATCTAGAACAGATATATCTAGACATGATTTACGAGGGGGTAAGGTAAAATCTCTCATCCAATCCACTGCTAAACATAGCAATGTGCATTACAGGTCTGCTGTGAAGCAGACCGCTGCTAAGAAAGCACGAGTGCCTAAAGCCCAGAAGGACAAGCTCTACAACTTTTTAAAAAACCTATCATCTGATCGTAAGAAACAGTTCTGGGATGATGTAATGAAAGGAGATAAGAAATGGCTCAAACAGTTTCCACAACTTGGTTAGTTGATGCCTTCGAAGAAGCAATAGCTACGGATCGTAAACTCCCAGCTGCATATAAGAAAGGTTACAATGGTATGAAGTTTGACATTAAGCACGATGTCACTGAACACAATGCCTGGGATAAGAAACCAACACGCAGTGCTGCATCGTCAAAAGAAATAGCACGGTATGATTTCTTGCTCTATCACATCACACCATTGCTTGATACTACAGAACGTAAACTAGTTTGGTCCAGAGGTATGGGTATGCCATATGTACACATTGGAAAGAAACTTGGCATGCATCGACACAAGGTTAAAGAAATGTACTTAGAAGTTCTAATTTATATTAAGTATTTGGTAGCTTATGACAAATATTTGTTAGACAAGTATGACAAAATCAAATAGTTATTTAACTATCATTTGCAAATCATTGTATTTGATATTCCTTTCTTTGTTAAGATAGCCCATCATGGTAGGTAGACCACTTCATAAAAAAGAGTGTGGAGCTTATGCTCGTTCCACTCGATTACCTTGTAAAGCTAAAGCACTTGCTAATGGTAAGTGTAAGTTACATGGTGGGTTATCGACAGGACCAAAGACACCTGAAGGCAAACTAAAAGCATTAATGAATTTAAAACATGTCAAAGACAAACTTAAAACAGAAGATCCCGACTATTCTAGAGAAGCTGCAACAGGGCATTCCACTATCCAAGATATGTAGTGATAAGGACTATCCAGCAGTCACAACTGTGTATTCCTGGATGAAGGATGACGATGATATTCGTAAAGAGATAGCTGATGCTAGACAACTTGGAGCATGGACTTACCTCGATAGTATGATGGAGTTACTGCAACAAGAGTGTGAACCACAAGCAGTACAATGGAACAGAGAACGTCTACATCATGCACGTTGGATGAGTAGTAAACTATTAGCTGGTACATTTGGTGATAAGATACAAGCAGATGTTAAGGCTGATACCAAGATGACTATTGCTTGGAGTAGTGAGGTAATACCAGAGATTAAGTGAGATGTCCCATATATTACACAGAGCTGTATGATTACGCACACACGTCATGGAGTACGATAGCAGCTGTGAGCTGAGGTCGAGGTACTACGTCAGGTACTTTTTAAAATTATTTGTTGGTAATCCTAGGACACGATAAGGACTGCCGATCTTTTTTTTATTATCACGCTAGGTAAAGCCTTATTTTTTTTGGCATGTGTTTTGGAAACACCGACCCCCCCACACCCCGAAAAGTCGGGCTGCGGTTGTAGCGTATATAGAATAGGAAATTAATAGAACCACGCATATGGATGAAGATTTAAAAGATCTGCTAGCAATGATCGTTTACGATGAAACTAGCAAAAGTTTAATAATTAGCGTTACAGGCTTTCGTAATAATATTCACGGCAAAGATGTGTCTAATTGGATTTGCAACAACTTAAATATTGATCTGCTAGATATAGATGGCAAACAACCAACGGTCCATTAATGCAGATAACTATTCCGTATAGTCCACGACCATTACAACAAGACATACATACACAACTAAGTAAACATAGATGGGCTGTACTCAGCATTCACAGGCGTGCTGGTAAATCCGTATTGTGCATCAATGAACTAATTAAAAGGGCGTTAACTAACGACAAATGGAATCCACGGTACGCATACATCGGACCAACTTATAAACAAACAAAGTCAATTATTTTTGACTACTTAAAATTCTATGCTGGTGTCATACCTGGATCAAAGTTTAATGAACAAGAACTTAGTTGCACTCTGCCTAACGGAGCAAAGATCTCCCTCTTAGGTTCTGAAAATCCTGATAGCCTTCGTGGTAATTACTACGATGGTATTATTTGTGACGAATATGCTCAGATCAATCCACGATTGTTTCCTGAGATTATTCGACCAGCTCTGTCAGACCGTAAAGGCTTTTGTTATTTTGTGGGTACACCACAAGGCATGAGTAATGATTTTTACAATAAGTACCAACACGGTCTGAAAGATAAGACTTGGTACACCAAGATTGCTAAAGCATCGGAAACAGGCATTGTTGACCAAGAAGAATTAGATGCAGCTTTAGAACTTATGGGTAAAAATAAATACCGACAAGAGTTCGAGTGTGATTGGGTAGCAGCTCTAGAAGGTGCTATCTATGGAGATATAGTAGAAAAGATTGAAAACAAAGGTCAGGTTGGTCGAGTGCCATATGATCCGACTTATCCTGTTAGTACGGCATGGGATATAGGCATCTCTGATAAAACCGTTATCTTGTTTTTTCAGCAAGTAGGTCGAGCTGTACAGATTATAGATTATTATGAAAACAGTAATGAGGGCTTACCCCATTACATTAATGTGATTAACGGCAAGGATTACGTTTACAAAAACCATTATGGACCACACGATCTAGAACAACGTGAGTTTACTAATGGTAAGTCCAGGCGTGAAATAGCCTACGAGTTAGGTCTGCGTTTTAAGATTGTACCTAAACTAAGTATTGAGGATGGTATTCATTATACGCAACTCTTGCTAAACCGTTGTTGGCTAGACGTTGATACTTGCAAGAAACTTATAGATGCTTTGCGGAACTATCACCGCAAGTTTAACGACACCTTACAAGTTTTTAATATGAAACCAGTCCACGACTGGAGCAGTCACGCATGTGACAGCCTACGCTGTTTAGCTGTGGGCTTAGAAGAATTACGAGATGATAAAGAAATAACCCAGCGTATAGCTGACAATAATTACAACCCATTAGGAATGAACCATGAGCAGAATTTTTAAACCAAAAGTAAGTATGCCACCAGTGCCGCCAGCACCAGAACCAATTGCTTACAATCCACCAAGCAGTGGTAACACCGAAGAACAAATTACAAATACTCCAACAGAATCTGAAATAGCAGCAGCTGATCCAACAGGAGCTATCAATGAAGATGCTGAAGAAGCTGCAATAGCATCAGTTAACAAAAAGAAAAAAGGCAGAAAGTCAACCATCCTAACAGGACCACAAGGTTTGACCACAGATGCTGAAACTTATCAACCAACTTTACTAGGATAATATTATGGGAAAAATGATGGGCAAAGCCTTAAAAATGGCTGTAGGTATGCAAGCAATAAAAAAAATTGCAGATAAAAAAAAGCTACCAATACAAATAGCAAAAAAAATGGCAGAAGAAAAAGAACTGCCTATACAACAAATAGCAGCTCAAGCTGAGGACAATGTTGAAGATATTACCGATGAAGCAAAAAAAAAGAAAAAACAAATAACTTCAGTAGCAGATACCACTGGTGCTGGCTCAACTTTACTAGGATAATATTATGGCAAAACCAGGACTCTACGCAAACATACACGCAAAAAGAAAACGCATTGCAGCTGGCTCAGGAGAAAAAATGCGTAAACCAGGATCAGCTGGTTCACCATCTGCAAAAAACTTTAAACAAGCTGCTAAGACAGCCAAGAAACCAAAAACTTTAATGGGATAATTTTATGACAGGTAAATTAAAAGGTAAACAAAAAAAGATTGATGTTAACAATAATAACAGAGTAGATGCACAAGACTTTGCTATGTTAAGAAACAAACAAAAACAAAAACCAAAAAAACAAACATTATTAGGATAACATTATGCCTTACGGTCCTGGAACATATGGCTCTACTAAAGGTAGACCACCAATGAAAAGAAAAAAGAAAAAAACTAAAAAGAAAACTTTGATGGGTTAAATGGCGTTAAAGAAACACCAAAGTCCATCAGGTGGTCTTAATGCTGCTGGTAGAAAACATCATGGAGTGAAAGCTCCAGTTAACAAAGGTACTAACCCTAGACGAGTATCTTTTGCTGCACGTTTTGCTGGCATGAAAGGACCAATGAAGAAACCAGATGGTAGTCCAACTCGTAAAGCCTTAGCTCTAAAGAAATGGGGTTTTGGTTCAGTAGCGTCTGCTAGAAGTTTTGCTAATAAAAACAAGCAGAGTGCTTGATATAGAACTAAGTCAAGACCCTGATGCTTTGCTAGCTTTCTTAACAGAAGAAAACTACAAGTATCTACCTGAGCATAAAGATAATTTAATTTACGCTTACATCTTTCGATTTGTAAAACATGACACAACTTTAGGTTATGTATGGTTGTATGAATTGCAAGATAACGAAAACAATTTTGTTACGCATATGTGTGTAGCACAACAACATCAAGGTCGTGTGTTAAACAGACACACGGTAAATAAATTTTATCAAATGAGTTATCAGCTCGGAGCTGTTGCATTGCAAACAGATGAAATCGATGCTGATGACATAAAACTATATGAACGCATTGGCTGGTCAAATCAAAATGACCAAACAGTTGCAATTCAATTACCCTATCAATGGAGAAAATAAATGGGCAGAGCAAAAAAAATAATTAAAAAAATAATACCGAAAGAAATAGTTGAACCTTTTGTACCAACACCACCAGCAGTGGTTGAACCAGAACCAGCTGAGCCACCAATGGTAGCAGAACCAACACCAGCTCCGACACCTGAACCTACAGTTGAACCTAATCCAATAGTAAAAGAAACTTTTACTCCTGAACCAACTCCAACATCTACTCCAGATCCAGTAGCTACTCCAGATCCAATTGTATCTGATCCTGTACCAGTTGAGGAAACACCAACGGAAACTGAAGAAACAGCTCAAGCCGTACAGCGTAAGAAAAAAGGTCGTAAGTCATTAATCAATACTAGTTCAACTGGTCTTGGTGGAAGTGCTACCGTTTATACTCCAACCCTTCTAGGTTAATTATATGCAAGATAAAAAAGCAGCAATGCTCGTAGATAGATTTTCTACACTTAAAACTACTAGGTCAACGTGGGAAAGTCATTGGCAAGAAATTGCTGATTACATGCTACCACGCAAAGCTGACATTACACAGCAACGAACTCGTGGAGATAAAAGAAACCAAGTAATCTTTGATGGCACTGCTATCCACGCACTGGAATTATTAGGTTCTAGTTTGCATGGTATGTTAACCAATGCAGCGTCACCGTGGTTTACATTAGCTTTTAAAGATAGTGAACTCCAACAAGATGACGAAGCTCAAGAGTGGTTAGATAGTGTTACTGAAGATATGTACACTGCATTTAACCGGTCAAACTTTCAACAAGAAGTACAAGAACTGTATCAAGATTTAATATCGTTTGGTACATCAGCTATGTTTGTATCAGCTGATGATAAGAACATGGTACGTTTTAATACTAGACACATTAAAGAAATATACATTGCGGAAAACGAAAAAGGACAAGTTGATACGGTCTTTAGATTATTTACCATATCAGCACGAGCTGCGGTAAATCTATTTGGTGAAAACAATGTCGGTGCTGCTATCTTAAATAAATTTAAACAAGATGTGTATGCCGATGTAGATTTACTACATGTGGTTATGCCACGAGATGGTTATGATATTAGTAAACAAGATGCACAAAACATGCCGTTTAAATCTTGTTACTTAGATCCCAATGACGTTCACATGATTAGTGAAGGTGGTTTCCGTGAGTTTCCTTATGTTGTGCCAAGATACCTCAAAGCCAGTTATGAGATCTATGGTCGTTCACCATCAATGAATGCTTTACCTGATGTTAAGATGCTTAACAAAATGTCAGAGGTTGCTATCAAAGCTGGACAAAAACAAATTGATCCACCGTTAATGATACCTGATGACGGTTTTATGTTACCGATAAGAACTGTACCTGGTGGCTTAAACTTTTATCGTTCAGGTAGTCGTGACCGAATTGAACCATTAAACATTGGAGCAAACAATCCAATAACACTAAATATGATTCAAGACCGTCAGCTGGCAGTACAAAAAACATTTTATGTCGATCAGCTGTTAACTTCACAAGGTGGCAACATGACGGCTACTGAAGTTCTACAACGTAATGAAGAAAAAATGAGATTGCTTGGACCAGTGCTAGGTCGATTACAGTCAGAGTTATTACAACCATTAATAGAACGAGTTTATAAAATATTAGAACGTCAGGGTATATTTAGACCAGCACCAGAGATACTAGCTCAACAAGATGTGGAGATTGAATATGTTAGCCCACTTGCCAAAGCCCAAAAATCTGGTGACTTAAATACCGTTATGCGTGGCGTTGAAATCTTTGGAGCTATGTCACAGTTTGCTCCAGTATTAGATTATCTAGATACTGATGGCTTGGCTAAGTATGTACAAAAAGTATTAGGCTTACCAGCTGCCGTTATGAAATCAGATGCCCAGGTTCAACAACTAAGAAATGAACGACAACAACAACAACAAGCCCAAGCCGAACAAGAGCAACAAATGCAACAAGCTGAAGCAGTGGGAGCTGCTGCTCCGATGGTGAAGGCTATACAATAAGGAGAAAACTATGGCGGATGAGCAACAAAATCCTAACCAAGAAGATCAACAAGAAAAGATTAATCAGTTAGTAACTGATTACAAAACTACTTTTGGTACTGAGAATGGTGCAAGAGTATTAACTGATTTGCAAAATCGTTGTCACATGTATAACACGACAAATGTTAAAGGTGATGCCCATGAAAGTGCATTTAACGAAGGACAACGAGCTGCAATATTATTTATAACCCAAATGATGAATAGGAAAATATAATGGAAATTTTAAATTATATAACAAAAGCAAGAGAACTATGGCTATCTTTAAAATCTAAATGGAAAGCTGCTAGCGTAGTAGTAGCCATAATCATAATTTATTTAATCATAACATAAGGAGAATACTATGTCAGAAGATCAGGTAACGGCTGTCGAACAACAAAGCCAACCGTCTGAGCCAACTGCAACAGAAACTCCAACTACAGAAGTTAGTTGGCGTGACAGTTTACCAGACGATATAAAAGGTAATACTTCATTAGAAAAATTTAGTGACGTATCAACATTAGCTAAAAGCTACATCAATGCTGAATCAATGATCGGCAAAGATAAGATGGTAGTGCCAGGAGTAAATACTACTGAAGATGAGTGGAATGATATTTACACTAAACTTGGTAGACCAACGACACCAGATGAATATAATTTAGAACTAGCCTTAGAAGAAGGTGAAGCTGTGGATGATCAACTGTTTGCATCGTTTAAAGATGCAGCTCATAAGCATGGGTTATCACCACAACAAGCTCAAGGTATTTTAGATTATTATAGTGCCATCAGCACTGAAACTTTGAACGAACAAAGTAATGCTGGTATGTTAGCCCAAGAACAAAGCTCTCGTGAGCTGCGTGAAGAATGGGGTCGTAGTTATGATGACAACTTAGCTAAAGCATCACAAATAGGTAAACAATACTTAGGTGAAGATGCGTTCCAACTGCAAATGGCAGATGGTTCAATGCTAGGTGATAATGCTACCTTGATAAAAGGGTTAGCAAAATTAGCTATGGTGATGTCAGAAGATACGCTTGTGGGAGATAAAGACTCTGTTACAAGTAACGCTGGTGTCCAAGATCAACTTAACAATTTAACTGCACCGACTAGTCCGTACTGGAACAAATCAGATCCACAACACGATGCTACCGTGCAAAAAGTTTATGCCCTAAGACAAGTTCTTAATGGCTAAAATATTTAGAACAACTGCTAGTCAGCTCTAAGTGACGATGGGGAAAGACCCATCACCTACCAGGTGTAAAATGCAAGCCAACCCCTCACGGGATAATTGACTGTAATCAACCTTTATTAACTTAAACCACGAAAGGACTTATAATGAGTTCAGAAATCACAACTTCGTTTGTCGAACAATATTCTTCAAACGTAGCTATGCTGGCACAGCAAATGGGAAGCCGTTTGCGTTCAGCTGTTGATGTGGAAACAATCACTGGAAAGAATGCATTTTTTGACCAAGTTGGCGTAACTGCTGCTATTCAAAGAACGTCAAGACATGCTGACACTCCACAGATTGATACACCACATGCAAGACGTAGAGTTAGTTTAGCCGATTACGAATGGGCTGACCTAATAGACGATCAAGACAAAGTAAGAATGTTAATAGATCCAACTTCTTCTTATGCAAAAGCTGCGGCGGCTGCAATGGGAAGAGCTATGGATGATGTTATCATTACTGCTTTAGGCGGATCAGCAGACACTGGTGAAACTGGGGGAACAGCTGTTGCCCTACCTTCAGGCAGTAAGTTTGCAACATCAAACCAATCAGATGGATTAACTATAGCTAAATTAATTGCAGCTAAAAAATTCTTTGATTTAAATGATGTAGACCCTTCAATCCCTAGATTTATTGTAGCTGGTGCAACACAGATGTCTGATCTGCTTGGCACTACTCAAATTACTTCTAGTGATTTTAACACCGTCAAAGCTCTAGTACAGGGTGACATTGATACCTTCATGGGTTTCAAATTCATCTTGTCAAACAGACTAAGCCTTGATGCAACTAACACGGATGATAGAAAAATCTTTGCTTTCACACAAGATGCTATCAAACTTGGCGTAGGTAAAGATATTACTGCTAAGATTGATGTTAGACCTGACAAATCGTATGCTACACAAGTGTACACTTGCATGTCTATTGGTGCAACTCGAATGGAAGAAAACAAAGTTTTCCAAATTCCGTGTAACGAATAATAGTTAGGAGATAAATTATGGGTACTAAAAACTCAACTTTAGTGGCTAACTTTGAAGCCTTACCACAGGTAGCTAATGATGCTGCACTTCTACATGGCGTTGTTCGTGTAGCACAAGGCACTATAGCTCTTGCTTCTGGTGACAGTGATAATGACGATGTTGTTATGCTTGCACCAATTCCAAGCAACGCTGTTGTATCTCAACTGTTTATTGGTTCAGATACACTAGGCGGATCGTGTACTTTCAATGTTGGAATACACACAACTGCTGGAGTAGTTAAAGACGAAGATGTATTTGCAACTGCGGTAGCTGATGCTGCTGCAATGGCAGATGTTCGTTTTGAAGCTGCTGACATCAACACAGCTGGTAAAAAAATGTACGAGCTTGCTGGTGATTCAGTCGATCCAGGTGGGTACTATTACATTAGTGCTACCATGGCTGCTGATGGGCAAACTGCTGGTGATATGTCTTTCAACATTCAATATGTTGTTAACTAGACACTAAAAACTATAAGGGCAGTCGTTATGCGGCTGTCCTTATAATTCAATATTATTAAGGAAATTTATGACATCACAAGTTGGAATATGTAATGGAGCTTTGAATCAATTAGGAGCTTCAACTATCTTAGCATTAACGGAAGACTCAAAGAATGCACGAGTTCTCAACCAAAGATACGATATGGTCCGTGATAAAGTATTTCGTGAGCATCCTTGGAACTGTTTATTAAAACGAGTTACCCTGGCACAAGATACTGACAAACCAGATTATGAATACACTAATCAATACACCTTACCCTCAGATTGTATTCGTGTATTAAAAACTTTTGAAATGAAAGATGATGTTGATTTCAAAGTAGAAGGTAGAAAAATATTAACCAATGCTACTACGGTAAAAATTTTATATGTAGCTAGAATTACAGACACGACACAATATGATACGTCATTAGTCGAAACTTTGTCAGCTGCTATTGCAGCCGATATAGCTTATGCCATTACTGGCTCAACTACTTTGTTGCAGTTAATGGAACAAAAATATTTAGAAAAATTAAAAGATGCTAGATTTGCTGATGCTACTGAAG